AAGCTGGTGCTCTCTCGACTGATGCAGAAGTTCTTGAAGAACTAAGTGATCAGCATGCACTACCTGCCGCAATTCTTAATGTACGACGCTTAGGAAAGATTAAAAGCTCGTATGTGGCTAAAATCCTGCCGGAGCTAGATAATGATGGACGAATTCGTACTAATTTTAACCTTATATTCACCACATCTGGGCGCTTATCCAGTTCTGGCAAGTTTAATGCGCAGCAGATTCCACGGGATGATCCAATCATTAAAGGCTGCATTGTAGCACCTGAAGGCTACAAGATCGTTTCACAGGATTTGACCACTGCGGAAATGTATTACGCCGCAGTTCTATCAGGTGACTTGAATCTTCAGAAGGTATTTAAGTCGGGTGGAGGTGACTTCCATAGCTCGATCGCCAAGATGGTGTTTAATCTTCCGTGCGAAGAAAAAGACGTTAAGAAACTTTACCCATCTATGCGCCAAAGTGCTAAAGCGATTAGCTTTGGTATCTTGTTCGGCTCAGGGCCTTCCAAGGTAGCTGAAACAGTTACCAAAGCAACTGGTGAATACTACTCAGTTGAACAGGCTAAGGAAGATATTACTACTTACTTTACTAAGTTCTCAAAACTTAAGAAGTGGCTTGATAGCCGTAAGGTATTCATTCAAACTAATGGATATACTTACTCTTTCTTTGGCCGTAAGCGTCGCCTACTGAATGTATTCTCTGCTGATAAGGGTATTGCTTCACATGAAGTGCGCTCAGGTATCAATGCAGAAATCCAATCCCTAGCTTCAGATGTAAATCTTCTGGCGGCTATGGATACAGCAGATGAAGTTATACGTAGAGGACTAGATGCTAAGATCTTTATGCTAGTGCATGACTCAATTGTTGCGTTAGTTAAAGATGAAGATGTAGAAGAATTTTGTAAGATTCTTGCTAAGTTTACTCAACAAGATCGTGGATGTTCTATTCCAGATGGTCCTATTGGTATTGACCAAGATATTGGGCAAGACTACTCTTTTGGTAAATTCCTAGATACATATATTGAAGAAGATAATATGTTAGTAAAGAAAGAAAAGGATAAAAAATGAACGATACCAATATCGGGCTAAATAACATTGTATTTCCTGTATTCCGAATTGGTACTACTAAACCTGAAATGCAAGAAGGAGTAACCTTCTTCTTGCAAGGTAAAAATGTAGGTACAGATACTGAAGAATTCAAGATGATTATCGTGGATGACAAAGATATGCCCGGACATTCTTTGGCTATGCGTAGACTTCAGATGCGAGATAAAGGCGTCGAGCTTTATAAACTTAGTACAGGTATCTTCTTTCTATCCGACCTAATTAAACTAGCTAAGCCAGGTACTTGGTTTATTGATAAAGAAGGTTCTGTATTCTCATATACTAAAACTAAGAAAGTACGCCTTATCTATCGTCCTATTCAATCAGTATTTCCTCTACCTGCTGGAGGTGCTGTTATCGAAATTAAAGGTATCCCTAGCCGCTTTAAGGTACTTTATGCACCTACTTCTGAACAGACCCATGCAGGTCTACTTTGTGTAGGTACGGGATTTATCTTGTATGGTCTATATGATCAAATGTACGAGGATACCACTAGAGCCATATGACTGAAAAAGCTATCATTAGTAATCGTATCTACTTTAAATATAAAGATAAGGAGCATCTAAAAGACTTAATGAAGATTCTTACTTATCGTATCGAAGGTAAAAAGAAAACTGGCAAGAATCCTTTTACTGATATAGAGATTATAAAGAACTATAAGCTCTATCCTGGGGATATTATTGCAGTACCTCAAGGACGTACTGATTTAATTCCTGAAGGCTATCAAATAGTAGATAAGCGAATTATTAATGAAGTACCTTTTCCAGAACCTAAATTCTCCTTGCGAGAAGGCCAGTTAGAAGTATATAATAAGGTTGAAGATACATGTTTTATAAACGCTTTAGTTGGCTGGGGAAAGACCTTTACAGCCCTTCATCTAGCCCGCAAGTTAGGGCAGAAAACGTTAGTTATTACGCATACGACAGCTCTGAGGGATCAATGGATCGACGAGATTCGGAATCTTTTTGGAATGGAACCTGGCGTAATAGGGTCTGGGAAATTCGATATCGAGGACCGTGCTATAGTAGTGGGGAATATTCAGACTATTACGAAAAATATCCCTATTTTATGCAAAGAGTTTGGTACGATTATACTGGACGAAGCACATCACTGTCCTGCTACTACGTTCTCAGCAGCAGTTGATGGGATGTACGCTAGATATAGAATCGCACTTAGCGGTACTATGCAGCGTACAGATGGCAAGCACGTTATTTTCCAAGACTATTTTGGATTTGATGTACTAAAACCGCCTCAGTCTCATACACTGAATCCTACTATTAAAGTAGTTTCTACAGGAATGACCCTACCTTCTGGACTTACCTGGGTACAGAAGGTCAATAGTATTATGTATGATGAGGACTATCAAGACTTTATTGCTACTTTAGCTAAGGTACAAATAGCTAAAGGACATAAAGTATTGGTTATTGCCGATAGAGTTGAGTTTTTAACTAATGTTAAGGAATTAATTGGTGACAGTTGCGTACTTATTACAGGGGAAACTCCCTTTGAAGAAAGAAAAGCCCTTATCGATAAAGTTGAGCACGGAGAAACGATGTGCATTGCTGGTAGCATCCAGTTATTTTCAGAAGGTATCTCCGTCAACCCACTTAGCTGCGTAATTCTAACTACTTTAACTTCTAATCCAATTACTCTAGAACAAGTTATTGGACGTATCATGAGACTACATGAAGGTAAACTAGACCCCGAAGTTATGGATATTACGTTTAGTAGTTATCCTGAACGTAAACAAGCAGAAAAGCGTATTGAGTTTTATGAATCTAAAGGATGGAATGTGGTGAAACTATGATTATAGCATTATCAATTTATATACTTACTGTTGTAGTATTATGGGCAGGAATACTACAAGTTTATAAACTGCGTAAAACTTCGCATATGCGAGGATTCACACTAGGAGACTTACTAATAGTAAGTCTCCTAGCAGTAGTACCTGTAATAAATACATTAATGTTACTAGGATCTATTTGTGCTAATATGAAAGATAGGTTTATTTCTTCTAAGTTTTTTAATAAGAAGCTACAAGACCTTTGAAAATTCGTACTTGTACCGGTACTTATTTCTTGATATAATAATTACTGTTAAGACGAGATCAACATGCTTTATACATATATATTAACTAATCTAACCAACCCTTCTCTGCCTAAAGTTAAGTTTCGTACTAAACATTGTAGTTGGGCTCAATTTAGAATCGCTTGGGCAGCCGTTACTACATATGGTTATGCAAATCTAACCTCAGCACAAAATCTAGCTGGATACGACTTTATTTTCTATTACAAAGGAACTGGAGTTATAGGTATTACAGCAGATAAAGACAATACTTTGGAGGGGTTCCCTCTTAATCTTAAAGCAGGAGTTGCTTAATGAAAATTGGTTTTATTATTGGTAGGTTTCAGGTGCCTCGTTTGCACGCAGGCCATCAACACCTTATCAAATCAGCATATCGTCAATGTGACAAGCTGATTATTTTGCTAGGTAGTGCTAATAAAGCATCTAGTGTTAAAAATCCCTATACATTTAGGGAACGAGTTGCAAAGATTACTAGTGTTCTACCTTCTATGGGGTTAGATGCTGGCAAGGTGAGTTTTCTTCCTCTTAATGACTATAAGTATTCTGATAGTCAATGGATGGCAGACGTTAGCGCTACGATGCATATGTGCCTACGTCTTGGAGATACTCCTATTCTTTTTGGACATTTTAAAGACGGAAATAACTATCTAAACTGGTTTCCTCAGTTCCAGTTTATTAATATTAAGTCAGACATTGATATTGACGGTACTAGGTTCCGTCAACAAAATATGGCTGATCTACCTGCTAGTGTACAAGCAGATTATAAGTATTTCGAGCAAGAACAAACTAAGTTTGCAAATTATCCTTATCGGGATTCTTTGAATATCTGCTGTGGTGACGCAGTTCTAGAATGTTCTGGGCACGTATTGTTAATCAAACGTGGCTCTGCTCCTGGTATTGGTAATTGGGGTTTTCCAGGTGGGCATAAACTTACTGGCGAAACTTTTCTAGACTGTGCTTTTCGTGAGCTAGACGAAGAAACCAACGTACGCGTACCTATGAAAGTGCTGTGTGGTAGTATTAAAGCCACGCGTTTGTTCGATGATCCTACTCGCTCTAGTGGTATTCCAAAAATTACACTAGCAGTGCATATAGTGATTCAATCCGAACCAGACGGCAGTCTACCCCGCACCCAACGAGCAGACGATGCTAGTGAAACTAAGTGGGTACCTATTGATGATGCGCTAAATAAGTATGTGCTTCATGACGATCATGGGGATATCCTTTCAGAAATGACTGGTGCACGTCCTCTTCTTGCTGCTGCAAATCAGCATATTTAACAGCCAACCGAAGGAGCTTCAAATGGCAAATATTATTCTTAGTTCAGATTCCTACAAGTACAGCCAATATAACCAATATCCTGAAGGTACTGAGTATGTCTACTCTTACATCGAGTCTCGCGGAGGTAGCTGGGATTCCACGGTCTTCTTTGGTCTACAAGCTTTCCTGCGTGAGTATATGGCTAATCCTATTACCTACGCGGATATTAACAAAGCTGAAGAACTAATTACCGCCCACGGCCTGCCTTTCTATCGCGAAGGCTGGGAATACATTCTGGACCAGCATAAGGGTTATCTGCCCGTGCGTATTCGCTCAGCGGATGAAGGTTCTATTATCCCGGTCAAGAATGTACTTGTTACTATTGAGAACACTGACCCGAACTGCTGGTGGCTTACTAGCTTCCTAGAAACTGCAATTCTGCGGGCTATTTGGTATCCTACTACGGTAGCTACTAATAGCTACGAATCTAAGAATATTATTCTTGGATATTTGGAACGTAATGGTACTCCTGCTTCTATTGATTTTAAGCTTCATGATTTTGGTGCCCGCGGCGTATCTAGCCTCGAATCCGCCGGACTTGGTGGCGCAGCGCACTTGGTCAACTTTATGGGTACTGACACTGTTACTGCTCTGCTATTCGCTCGTAAGTACTACGATGCTGGCATGGCTGGTTTTTCGATTCCTGCAATGGAACATAGCACAGTAACTAGTTGGGGCCGCGATAAAGAAGTAGATTCCTATCGTAATATGCTTGTTAAGCATGCAAAGCCTGGTGGGCTTGTTGCTTGTGTTAGCGATAGTTACGATATCTATGAAGCTTGCAAGCTTTGGGGTACAATACTTAAGCAAGATGTTATTAATAGCGGTGCAACCGTTGTTGTGCGTCCTGACTCTGGTAATCCTAGCGAAGTAGTTCTTAAGTGCTTGCAGATTCTGGACCAGTATTTCGGTAGTGTCGTAAATGATAAGGGTTTTAAGGTTCTAAATAACGTTCGAGTTATTCAAGGCGACGGTATCGATCATTCTAGCATTAATGCTATTCTTGCAGTAATGCACATGGCTGGCTATTCTGCCGACAACGTCGCTTTCGGCCAAGGTGGTGCACTACTGCAAAAGGTTGATCGTGATACGATGCGCTTCGCTATGAAGTGCTCAGCTATTCGAGTTAACGGTGTGTGGCGTGATGTTTACAAGGATCCTATTACCGACGCAGGTAAGAAGTCTAAGAAGGGTCGTGTTGTGCTTTACAAGAATGCACAAGGCGAGTACTACAGTGGTGTCGAAGATTGGATGCCTGATGTAATGTCTGTACGTTTTGAAGATGGCGATCTGGTTAATCAGACTACATTTGATAAGGTACGAGCCAACGCACGCAAGTAAGCAGTTAAAATTTGCACTTGCTTCGGGAGTGCAAATTTGATATAATTACTGTTCTGTTAGGCGACTATGGCTTTATTCTTTGATTTAGATGTTTTGGAACGTATTAGTGCGGGTGATTTTAATAAATATCTTGCAATGCTAGAGTTCCACCATACTAAAAAGCTTCCTAAAACTATTAGATCAAAGTATAAGCCTAGTCCTGTTTCTTTAGCTGGAAGGAGTTTTTTACTTAATCCTACACCTTTATTTAGAGACAAATCAGTCGATATAGCTCATAAGATACAGTATATAAGGCTAGCAGCTCGTAGGGATTACCTACACTATAAGCTTTATAACTTAAGAACGCTAGATACTACATTTTTCCCAGATTTAGATTTTGGAAGATTGCGGTCTAATCCGTTACTTATAATAGATTCAAGATACATTAATTTTAAATATGAAAGCATATAATCATGGCATTAGCCTTCAACAACACTAAGGGCAAGGCAGTTAAGAAGACTGTTGATTCTTACGAATATAAGGACGGCGATAATACTGTGCGTCTGATCGGTGGAGTTCTACCACGTTATGTATACTGGCTGAAGGGTACCAATAACAAAGATATCCCGGTAGAGTGTCTAGCGTTTGATCGTCAAGATGAAAAGTTCGCAAACAAGGAAGTTGACCACGTTCCTATGTACTTCCCGGATAAGAAGTGCTCATGGGCTTACTCAATCAATTGTATTGATCCCCGCGATGGTAAAGTTAAGGCTCTTAACCTTAAGAAGAAGCTATTTGAACAAATTCTTACCGCGGCAGAAGACCTCGGTGATCCTACTGACCTAGACTCTGGTTGGGACGTTGTGTTTAAGCGCGCTAAGACTGGTCCGCTGCCTTTCAATGTGGAGTACACACTAGCAGTTCTAAAGTGCAAGCGTCGTTCGCTGTCAGAAGCTGAACGTGAACTAGTAGCGGCTGCTGAAGATATCGATAGCAAGTTCCCGCGTCCTACTGCTGCAGAAGTTAAGGTAACCCTGGAAAAGATCACTTCTGGTGCACCTGCTGACGAAGCTGGAACTCCTGAAGAAGCGCAAGACCTGCAACGCTAATAACAAAAAGCCCCTATTGCTCTTAGCTCTAGGGGCTTTTTCCACTGGAAAACACAATGCAAACTAAAGAATTAATTGCCATACTTCAAAAGCTTGTTGAAGAACATGAGTCCTTAAAAGATGTAATGGGTGAACATGAGATTGTTATGGATGTATGGCAGCAACAAAAAGACCATATCTGGACATATTCAGGTGTTAGTGGTAATTTAGATATTCAACTATCGGGGGATGGTGTTTATCATATCCTTACTGCAAAGGAGACTTGGGAATGAGAATAGGTTTTACAGCTGACTTACACCTTAAACTAGGACAGAAAAGCGTGCCCGTAGATTGGGCAAAAAATAGATACCGTGCCTTATTTGTAGATATTGCAGCTATCAGTGATGGCTGTGATATCTTTATTATTGGTGGAGATATTTTTGATAAGATACCTTCAGTTGAAGAACTTGAACTGTATTACGAACTAGTGGCTTCAGTACAATGTAAAGGTATTATCTATAGTGGAAATCATGAAGCATTAAAGAAGAATACCACCTTTCTAACTTACCTTAAAGGCGTTACTTCTAAGTTAAATCCTCTAGTAGAAATTATTGATGATTTTGCTACTATCGAAGGTATTGACTTTATTCCTTATAATAAGCTAAAGGAATATCATCCAGGAAATATCGATTTCCATAGTGATATTTTATGCACTCATGTACGTGGTGAGATTTTACCACATGTCAAGCCTGAAGTAAACTTAAGTATATTTGAACGCTGGAAAGTTGTTCTAGCAGGGGATTTGCATTCTTATGAAAACTCACAACTTAATATTCTTTACCCTGGATCGCCTGTTACTACTAGCTTTCATCGTAATAATGTTCATACTGGAATTATTGTCCTAGATAGTGAAACATTAGAACATAAATGGATTCAGCTAGATCTACCCCAGCTAATTCGTAAATCTGTAGCTGTAGGAGACCCTATGCCTGCAGGTACCTATGACCATATAATGTATGAAGTAGAAGGTAATATGGTAGAACTAGGTGCCTTAGCTGATAGTGCTTTAGTAGATAAGAAAATTGTAAATAGAAATACTGATACTGCACTTATTTTAGAACCGGAAATGTCCTTAGAAGAAGAAGTATGCGAATATCTACGCTATATTCTAGCTTTAGACGATCCTATTGTAACAGAAATATTAGAGGAGCTAGCTGCAAATGCCGCAAACTTATCCAGATAATGTAGTAATCTACAGCCAGAATAACTGTCCTGCATGTACTACTGCTAAACAGCTATTAACTTCGCAAGGTAGAACGTATACTGAATATAATATTAGTACAGATGCGCATGCTAAAGCTACTTTATTTGTTGCTGCTCCTAGTGTACGTTCTGTACCTCAAATCTTCATTAACGGTAAGCATATCGGAAATGTAGAAATGCTTCAAAAGTACTTAAATAGAAAATGATTATATTTAAAACTATGCGTTGGGGGAATTTATTCTCATACGGTGATAAGAACGAAATTGATTTTAGTTCTTCCTTCCTTACGCAAATTATAGGTGCTAATGGACATGGTAAGAGTAGTATTGCTCTTGTCCTTGAAGAAGTACTATTCAATAAGAATTCTAAAGGTACTAAGCGCTCTGACGTAATTAATCGCCATGGTACTAGTAAATCCTACTGGATTGAGTTAGATTTTGAAAAAGATGGTGCACTTTATCATATTAGAACAGTACGTGGAAGTACACAAACTGTTAAGCTAACGCACAATGGTAAAGATATTTCAGCACATACGGCTACTAGTACTTATAAATTAATCGAGGAAATCCTTGGTTACGACCATAAGACTTTTACCCAGATTATTTATCAATCCAGCGCCAATAGCCTAGAATTTCTAACTGCAACGGATGGGGCGCGTAAGAAGTTCCTTATCGAGCTACTTAACCTTAGTCGCTATACAGATAATGCAGAAGTGTTTAAGTCATTAGTTAAAGCAACTAGTGATGAACTTGCAGGTTTTGTAGGTAAGATTTCTTCACTAGATAAGATACTTACAAAGTATTCTACTATGTCTTTTGAAAGACTATCACTAGTAGATACACTAGAAGCTCCTAGAGACTTAGTTGAACGTATTTCTGTGCTAAAAGCAAGTATTGAAGGTATTGATGCGCATAATAAGAAAGTATCACAAAATAAAAAATACAAAGAATTACTTGATGCATTAGATATAGTACCTGCTACACCTAGGCCAGTTATCTCACCAGATCTGCTAACTTCTAAAATTGAAGCAGAAAAAGATAAAAGAGATGCTGAAGCTTTTGTACTTAAGATGCGTAAGCTTGGTTCTAAATGTGCTACTTGTCTACAAGATATTGATAGTACGAAACTGAATGAATTAGTAGCTGAAAGAGATAGAGAAGCTAGTGCTGCACAAAGTATAATTAAAGATGTTACTATAATTATATCAGAGCATGAAAAAGCCACTACTAAGTGGCTTAAAGAAGAAAAGCAACGTACTGAATACGAAGAACTCCATAGTTTGTATGATCCTAGTATGTCCACAGCTCTACTAGATAAGAATGAAGTAGAAAACGAGATACAGTCTCTAGAACGTAAAGTAGCTAGTATAAATCTAGCTATACGTCATGCTACTGAACAAAATACAAAAGCCACAGCACATAATGCTAAAATAGAAATAATTCAAGCTGAAATTGAAGAAATTACAGCTGAATTAGAGCTTTTGCGTATTGAGAGAGACATCGTAACGTCTAGACTTAGTATTCAGCAAATCTTGGTTAAGACTTTTAGCCCTACAGGATTAGTAGCATATAAGATTGAATGTCTAATCAAAGACTTAGAGGATGCTACTAATGAGTATCTAATTGAAATCTCTGATGGGCGTTTTCAGATTAGTTTCCGTATTGCTGCCTCTGATAAACTTAATGTAGTTATTAGTGACAACGGGACAGAGATTGAAATGTCTGCCCTTAGTGGTGGCGAACGTGCACGTGTTAATACTGCTACGCTTCTTGGTATCCGTAAGCTGCTACAGGCTATGTCTAATACAAGAGTTAATCTACTAATACTAGACGAAACTATAGAAAATCTAGATACTGAAGGTAAGGAAAAGCTAGTGGAGATTCTACTACAGGAAGAATCACTTAATACTTTTATTATCTCGCACGGCTTTAGCCATCCACTACTAGAAAAACTTTCAGTAGTAAAAACTAGTAACATTTCAAGGATAGAATAATGAGAAGCACAGACGCTCGATATGGTAAAATTTGGTACTATGGTAAGGATGAATATGTTGGACGCAGCCTTCACAACTATGGTGAATTTAGTGGAGAAGAATGTGAAATTATTCACAGCCTTGCAGTTCCTAATAAGCTTTGCCTTGATATTGGTGCTAATATCGGTGTAATGGCCCAGATGTTAGAAAGCTATGGTTTTGAGTGTGTGTCCTTCGAGCCGCAACCTGAAATTCATAAGCTTCTATCTTTGAATTCTAAAGGACGTTGTTTTAATGCTGCTTTAGGTAGTGTAGAAGGTACCGCTAAGATGCCTCGCCTACGTTATGGCGATAAGCATAATTATGGTGGAATGTCTCTTAATACTAAGAGTGCATTAGGTAGTTATGATGTGCCAGTATATGCTCTAGACTCCTATAACTTCCAAAATGTTGGATTTATGAAGATTGATGTTGAGGGCTGGGAAGAAGAAGTACTTAAGGGAGCTTTGGATACTATTGCACGTTGCAGACCGGTAATGTATATTGAAGATGATAGAGTGGAAAAGAGTAAGAGCTTGCGTAAGTTTATTACAGAAACTCTAAACTACTCTATTGAACAAAGTAGTCCTCCTTTATTCCGACCAAATAATTTCCGCAATAATCCAGTTAATATCTGGGATAGGGAATACGTTAGTCATAATATTATCTGCCGTCCTAATTAATATGGTAGATAGCCGCGATAAGGGTGCTAGAGCCGAAACTGTTGTACGTGATACTCTACGTAAACTTACCGGCTTAAAATGGGAAAGAACCCCTGGATCAGGTGCTTTAAATGAAAAGCATGGACTAAAGGGGGACTTATATGTACCTAATGAAAAGAATGAGTATTGTGTAGAGGTAAAGCATTACGCAGATGACCACTTAACTAGTGCTTTACTTACTGGAAAAAATCCACAACTAATTGAATGGTGGAAACAGGCGATAAGGCAAGGAATTCAGGTTAGTAGAAAACCTCTCTTGATTTTTAAGTTCGATCGTAGTAAAATGTTTGTAGCCTTCGAAGATTTGCCAACAGGAGCTTACCGAACAATGTTTATTAATATTGATGAATATTGTTTTAATGTAGCACTTTTAGAAGATTTCTTAACGCATGAAAAACCCAAATTTATATAATGGCTACATCATTTAAAACAATGGCAGAACTAGATCCTGAAATAGTTCTAGTTGTTGATTCGCTAAACCTTGCCTTTCGCTGGAAGCATAAAGGTCAGTTTGATTTTCTAGAAGATTATATTCGCACTATTGAAAGTTTACGTAAGTCTTATAAGGCTGGTAAAGTTATTATAGCCTGTGACTCAGGGGCAAGCTCCTATCGTAAGTCTATTTTTCCAGGATATAAACAAGGTCGCAAGGAGAAACAGCTTTTAGCTACTCCTGAGGAACAAGCGGAATTCGAACTATTCTTCCAAGGATACTTGGATGTTATCGAATCTTATAAGGAATCTACGCACTATCCTGTATTTAAGTTTGATAAGACTGAAGCAGACGATATTGGAGCGTATATTGTTAAGTTTCGTAGTAAATATAAGGTAAAGAAGATCGTCTTAGCTAGCTCGGATAAGGACTGGGACTTACTAGTTAATGATGATGTAATGCGTTTCAGCTATGTAACACGTAAAGAAACTAGGATTGATAATTGGAATGAACACTACGACTATGCTGTTGATGAGCATATATCTATTAAGTGTCTTACTGGCGATAGTGGCGACAGCATTCCTGGGGTACCAGATGTTGGAGAAAAGCGCGCTATCGGCCTGGTTAAAACCTACGGTACTGCTTATGATATTGCTGCAAATCTTCCTATCGCTAGCAAATATAAGTATATGGCTAACCTCAACACCTTTGGAGCAGATAATCTATTGCTCAATTATAGGCTCATGGACCTAATGGAATTTTGCGACGAGGCTCTAGGGCCTATTAATTGCGAAGTTATGGATGAAATTTTAAGAAAGTATCTCAATGGATCTAGTAATTAAATCTGATGCACCCGATCTTCTGCCTACTAGGGGCTCGGCTTCGGCCGCAGGCCTAGATTTGCGCGCTAAGGAGGATTATGTTCTTAAGCCTCGTACACGCGTTATGGTAGGTACGGGTATATACGTTAAGATTCCTGTAGGTTGGGTAGGCTTGCTTGTTCCGCGTTCTGGTCTTAGCAAGCGCGGTATCACTATGACTAATTCGATCGGTATTATTGACGCAGATTATCGTGGTGAGATTATAGCTTCACTAGTATATGATTCCCTAGCTGATACTATTGCTATAGATCAAGTAATTGAACGAGGTGAGCGAATTGTACAACTGGTTGTACTACCTTGCCCAACTCTGAGTATGCTTATTTGGAATGGCGACTCAGAATGGAATGATACAGATCGTGGATTCGGTGGTTTTGGTAGTACAGGAGTTAAGTAATGACTAAATATATTCGAATTGAAAATGCTGATACAAGCTCTTATAAGATAAAAGTAACTACCCAGCAAAAACGTTATGATTTTGAGCTCGAAAAGTTAACGGATGAATGGGTAGATACTAAAGTAGATATTCTTAGTAATCCTACTCAAATGCTTAATCCATACCTTACTAGTACTCAGCGTTTTATTATAGAGGAAATTACAGAATGATTGAAGGCGTATACGAACAATTCATCGCTAAGTCGCGATATGCACGTTATTTAGAGAATGACGATCGTAGAGAAAACTGGGGTGAAACAGTAGATCGTTATCTAGATTTCATGCAAGGCCATCTACTAGATAAACATGATTATCTTATCCCTGAATTTACAGTATCTGAACTACGTAATGCTATTGTAAATAACGAAGTCTATCCTAGCATGCGTGCTTTGATGACTGCAGGTGAAGCACTAGAGCGAGATAATACTGCTGGATATAACTGTGCGTATCTACCAGTTGATAATCCTGTATCTTTTGATGAAGGTATGTTTATTCTTCTATGTGGTACGGGAGTAGGGTTCTCAGTAGAAAGACAGTATGTTAGTAAACTCCCTGAAGTTCCTCAGCGTATCTATCCCTCAGAAACTTTCATCGTGGTACACGATTCTAAAGAAGGCTGGGCTAAAGCGCTTCGACAGCTTATTGCTCTCCTATATTCTGGTGAAGCAGCAAAATGGGATGTTTCTGCTGTAAGGCCTGCAGGATCACTCCTTAAAACTTTTGGTGGCAGAGCAAGCGGGCCTGCCCCTCTTGAAGACTTATTTAGATTCGTTACCCGAATCTTCAAGGGAGCTCAAGGACGTAAACTTACAAGCATTGAATGCCACGATATCATGTGTAAGATTGGGGAAGTAGTCGTAGTTGGGGGCGTTCGTCGCTCTGCTATGATTTCACTTTCTAACCTTTCGGATGATCGTATGCGTCACGCTAAGAGCGGCGCGTGGTGGGAGTCTAACGCACAACGTGCGCTTGCCAATAACTCTGCTTGCTACACAGAAAAGCCTGACGTTGGTATCTTTATGAAAGAGTGGCTATCTCTATATGAGTCAAAATCTGGCGAGCGAGGCATTTTTAACCGTGAAGCTGCCCAGAAGATTGCAGCTAAGAATGGTCGTCGCGATGCAAATCATGAATTCGGAACTAACCCGTGTTCAGAAATCATTCTGCGCCCTTATCAGTTCTGTAATCTTTCTACTGTAATTGTACGTGCTACCGATACTCCTACAGATTTGCTGCGTAAGGTTCGTCTTGCTGCAGTACTAGGTACATATCAAAGTACTCTAACATACTTTCCGTATCTACGTCCTATCTGGAAGCTAAATACAGAAGAGGAACGTCTACTAGGTGTCTCACTGTGTGGGCCTCTAGATAATGTATTTCTAAATAATCCAGATGACCCGGCTCTGCCTGAATTGCTAGAGTCTCTTAAAGCTGCTGTAGTAGATCAGAATGCAACTAGTGCTTTTGCTATTGGTATTCCTGCTTCTGTAGCTTGTACAGCTATTAAGCCGGAAGGTACTACCAGTCAGAAGGCAGATGCTGCTAGTGGTCTACATACTCGGCATAGTAAGTTCTACAAGCGTCGTGTACGTGGTGATATTAAAGATCCATTAACTCACTTCATGGCTAGCCATGGTGTACCTATGGAACCTTGTGTGATGAAACCAGATACTACAGTAGTATTTACGTTTCCCAAGAAGGCTCCTGAAGGTGCTCTAGTACGTGATGATCTTACTGCTATCCAGCACTTGAAGCTTTGGTTGGTTTATCAACGTCACTATTGTGAACATAAGCCTTCTATTACTGTTTCCGTATCTGAAAAAGAATGGCCAGCAGTAGGTGCTTTTGTATGGGAACACTTTGACGAAATGTCTGGTGTATCTTTCCTACCTTATGATGGCGGTTCTTACCGTCAGGCTCCTTACGAGGAATGTACTGAAGAAGAATATGAAGCACTAAAGGCTATTATTCCTACTAGCCTGGACTGGGATTCTCTAATTGAAATCACCGACAATGTCGAAAGTACACAAACCTTAGCTTGCGGTGCTAATGGATGTGAGATAATCTAAAACAAAAAGCCCCACTCAGCTTATGGCCGAGTGGGGCTTTTTTACTATTTACTGCTAAATTTAATGAATTCGTCGGCTAGCAAACCAATAGAGGTCTTACCAACGTCACTTCTGAAAAAAGAGCCTAAGCTACCTATATTTTTGGATATATGTAATTGCTGTTCTACTGATAAAGCTTGCCCAAAGGCAATGTACGCTTCGAATTTTTGTAAAACCGTAGGTACAAGTATAGGGTTTTTCTGGATAGTCTGAGCTATCACTTCAGGTGTCAAAGAACTTAATATATTATTTAACATTTACATTTCTCCCTCAGAAGCCATTAATTCTAACATAGTTTCAGTATCAACAAATACTAAAGCTAACAATAATACTATGAAAAGTACTGATATCTCAGTACTTTCCTCAGTAGAAGTTAAGCTACACGAGTATTCGCTGCTGATTGGTTTCCCGAACCAGTTTGGGTACCACTATTGAATACTACAGAACTTTGTTTCACAGTTTGTAGATCAGCATTAAGAGCAGCTAGTTGGTTTAGAATGTTATATTGTAGTTGTTGTTGTTGTTGGGCTTGTGCTTGTGCTTGATTTTGGCTAACGATTTGAGTTACGTTAACTTCAGTTTCTTTAGCACGATTATTCATATTACGATCGCCGCGTAATTCAATGATTTCGTTTTGTGCAGTAGCTAGTTGGCGATTTAGAGTATCCTGATAGTTACTAGTAATTAGACCACGAGTTAGATCACCATCAGCCTTAATAGCATTAGCTAGTTCGTACTTATTTTGTACAGCTTGGATAGCTACATCTTTGAAAGCAATAGCATTAGCAGTAGCTGCACGTTCTACTTGAGTACCAATTAAAGATTGACCTAGTGCAACTTGAGTACCTAGATCCCCAGATACTTTTTGTACAAGAGTCTGAGTAGCAGCTGCATTTAGTGCATTCTGAGTACCTAGATTACCAGTAGTTAGAGCTACTTGAGTATTGATCTCGCCCTGACCTTTAGCAACTTCTACAGCTAGTGCAGAGTTACCAACCGCTTGAGCTAGTTGGGTTGCAGCAGCAGTGCGTTCAATTGCCGCTTGAATATCACGTTGTGAATCTGCATCAAAACGAGCCATACTAAGGCGTTCTGCTGCAGCTACACTATTGTCTGTATTACTGTTAATAGCATTAATAGCTGCGTACGAACTATCTCCACCACTGTTACCGCCACCAAATAGGCCCCCGCGGTTACCTCCTAAAAGTGCACCTCCAAGTACACCACCTAGTAGACCTGCACCTAGTCCACCACCAATAGCTCCGCCCATACCTGAGTTAGGGGTAGCAAATAAATTTACTGCTTCAGTCATATTATTTCCTTCAGTTGTATTAGTTGCTATATCTTGTTTAGCAACATTTAAAACACTACTAGTACCATTATACATAATACCAATACTAGTTGGTTCATGTGATCCGGTTACTTCAAAACATACATTATCACCTGCTTTTACATGCAAGTGTTCTGTATGCATATCATTTACATATGCTTTAATCTTTGTGCCCTCAGGTTTAGCAATTGTAATTATACCATCAGCTGGTACGGTTACTTTATTAGTAACTCTGCTCTCTGGTGTTGCCAGTGTCCACATTGTTATCCTTTAGAGTTACGTAAAGACTCTCGGTAGAGCCGCCCTTGGTACTTATGTACCATTTCTTAACATAGGTATATTATACTATAGTATTAAAAATTTCACAAGTTGAAGTTTACGCACATTTATTTTTGGACGAAAAAAAGCCACCTATAAGGTGGCTTTCTTATATCCTAATCTTTTATAGGAGTTGAGTTTGCTAATAGCTCATCTTTATGAGCACTAGAAGCAGAACTACCAAAGTAAAAATTAATAATTGATCCCCAAGAGGTACTTAAGGCACCTAGTAATAGTAAAAGTGCAGGGTTATCCGATGCTTTCCAATTACCATATACCATATAACTTAAAATACCAAAGAAACCTACTGTTACTAATAATGCTAAAGTAGCAGGTAAAATTTTCTTATCTAATGTCATTGTACCTCAATTTCTGTAAGCCATAATAATTTGCTTACACATTCTACTACGCACAATATCGCTATCCAAGAAGCGTACTACTTCAATGCCTTCAATACGTTCTAGACGATTAACAGCATCAATTAGCCCAGAGTCAGGAATATCAGACTGGTCATCATCACCAGATAGGATAATCTTACAACCCTTGCCTATTCTAGATAGAAGCATCTTGATTTCTGCTTTAGTGCAGTTTTGCGCTTCATCAACTAGAACGATAGCATTTTCAAAGGTAGCCCCACGCATGAATCCCAGTGGTTGAGGATCTATGGTCTTATTCTTTAATGCGTATTCATAAAAACCTTGACCAAGACTCTTAGAGAATACCGAACTAAAAGGTGCTAGATATGGCTCATACTTCTCTTCTAGTGTACCAGGTAGAAAGCCGAGGCTGCGTCCTGTTTCTACATTAGGGCGTGTTAGAATAACTTTATTTACACGTCTATGGAAAAGCTGAGAAGCTGCATAAGATGCTGCAATAAAGGTTTTACCAGTACCAGCACTACCTACTCCAAAAGTAATATCATTATTACGAATAGCATCTAGGTACACGCCCTGGATATAATTAAGAGGTTGGATCTCTTTAAATTCGCTATTAGCAAAATAATTAGGAGCAGCTGCAGATTCTCTACGAGCTTTTTTACCACTGTTGTTAGCCATATTGTTCCTTAAGAGTTAAAAAGTACTTGCTCGCCCTTGCGTCTACGAATAAGACCACCTAAGATCTTACCACCACCATAGACCCATTTAGAAAACTCTGAACAAGCGCCTGCGTAGTCTTTAGTATTAAGTCTCTTTAACAACGTACTTGTTAAAAGATTCTTAGTACCTGCGTTATACGCAAAATCTACTAATGCATCAAACTGACCTTGCGTAAGAGGTACTTGAACGTACCTATTAACCGCATTTTCATATTCTACTAAGGTCGTACTAAGGATTTCGTCGGCTTTAGATTCTGAAATATCAGGATCTGATAAGCTAACATAGGAACCATCCGCGTATCTAGTAGAACCATACCCTATTGTAGGTACACCTGCAGGGCAGAGATAAGGTTTAGATCTAAACCCTTCCTCCCTATGTATTAAATCTAAACAAGATTTACTTGCTTTCATGCAACAAACCGATCTAATTGTTGTAGTTGTACAATACTTTCAGTATAAGGTATTTGTAAGAACCTCATAGTATCTAGTAACTGTACAAATTTATCTGATGAATCTAGATAAATTTGTATATCAGTATCAGAACCCATATTAATATAGTTCTGAGAGTCTAATAATCTAATAAATCTAGATATATTATAATCAACTAAATTTATTTCTGAAGTAGCATACTGTACTGTATTACCTACTATTAGGTATAAAATTAATATGATTGAAGAACTTGTAGCAGTACTATTTTGTGCTGCAGATAAAGCACTTAAATTTCTAGTTATACTAATAGTAGCAGTTGTAGAAGATGCTATTTGAGATGCATTAGCTGCTGCTAACGCGTAGTTCTCTATAACAATTACAGTATTAGTTGTAGCTACTTGAGTTGCCGCAAGGGCGGCAAGCTGGTGGGTCTGATTAATTATACTAGGAGTAGAATTAGCTAATCCAGAACTATTAGTGCCAGTTAATATAGTTAATACAGATACTGCGCCAGTACTGGAACTAGCTGTTTCTGAACTACTAGTACCTACTAGTAGTTTAATAACTGTTATTACACCAGTACTTGAAGTAGCAGTTTCAGAACTATTAGTACCTACAAGTATTTGATTAGTAGTTATTACACCAGTACTTGAAGTAGCAGTTTCAGAACTATTAGTACCTACAAGTATTTGATTAGCAGTTATTACACCAGTACTTGAAATAGCAGAAGATATACTAGCTGCTACCACTAAAGTAGAATTACTACTAC